TCATTAATACGAGATGTGCAGATCTTATTGGAACGAATATAATGTACGATGATCAACCGGGTGCTGTAAGAGTATATTCGATAACTAACCAAGGAAATATGCCATACAGAGAAAGTGAAAAGGCGTTCGAGTTTACGGGTACGACTTCAGGTATAGGTCAAAGTGATCTTACCGGTAACTGGACTGATGATGATGCATCAATGATGTTTTGGTTAAAACTAAAGGATGCTCACAGTAATTATACATCATCGAACGTTCTGTGTTCGTGGGGTGGATCTTTATCGACTAACTCGAATTATAACGGTGGGTGTTTACAATTAACGTCAACAGGATTAACACTAAACTTTGGTTCTGGTATTGGTACGGCATCGACTACTTACACGTTTACACCAGATACATGGTACCATATTTGTGTTGTGTTCCCTACAGAAACAACAACTGCCGATGGTAAAGACTATATTTACATCAACAACCAAAATATGACTTTAACCAAAACTTACTCTACAAACCCTTACCCTACGTGGCCATCACCAAATTTCGATAGTCAGGGTTGGCGATTCGGGTATGGTGAAGCGTCTGGGTCAATACCGGGACCAGCGGGTATATATATGGGAATGATGATTTTTAACATAAGTTGGGGACATGGTGGCAATCAGATTAAAGAATTTTCATACAATAACGGTTCACCATCCGAGTGTTTATGTGTCGGTGGTGATGCACACATACAAAATAAATTGGGTGTAGGGACGCTATCACCTACTTACGAAATAGATGTAAATGGTACGATATCGTCAAACGTTGTATTAGCCGGGGGGTCCTCCGTAGAAAGTACACCGTATTATTTCACGGTTATCGGTGGTGGTGTATTTTATATAGACGGTACTCAACAACCAACACTAACGCTATATAGGGGTGTTACCTATAGATTCGATCAAGCTGATAGTTCGAATGGAAGTCACCCGTTTAGAATATCAACCACGGCTGAAGGTGGAGATGCACCGGGAACATCATATAACGGTTCAAACGGATCCTCGGGGTCGTATCGACAATACATCGTACCTTTAGATGCACCCGATACCATGTATTATAATTGTTCGAGTCACTCGGGTATGGGTGGTACTTTAAAAATTCTATCGGGAATTGTTACTACGAGCGGCGTAGCATCCTCAAACGTGTTTGTCAATAACCATATGGGAATAGGTATACAGACTCCAAAAGGTCCTTTACACATTTACGAATCGACGGGATCGAGTCACGCAGTAAATACCGGTACACTTATTTTAGAACACGGTGATTCGGGTGGTTCGTCGTGTATTATGTTTCCAAGTAAAATAAATAACGGTTCGGATTACGGGTACATACAATATGAAGATTCGACGAGTGGTTCGAACGAAAAAGGTCGACTTATAATTGGAATACAAAATGATGGTTCAGGTTCAAATACAGATAATATCATATTAAGTCCATCTGAGAATGTTGGTATAGCTACAGATACACCAACGCAAGCAAAACTTGTCGTGTTGGGAGCGGGTATTTCGACAAATATAGGTTCATATGGACTTTTAAACTCTTCGGCGGTAACAGACACAGTCGGTAGTACGGAGTATTCCGGTGAATATTATTCTATACATACATCTCATAGAATTGCATGCTCAGAGATTAATGCGTTTTCTGATAGTCGAATAAAAAAGAATGTGGTCGATATAAACGATAGTTCTGCACTCGACAAAATCCGTCTTCTCGAACCCAAAATATACAATTATATTGATGAAAAACAAAAGGGGACAAGTAACGTATATGGTTTCATCGCCCAAGAAGTCGCAAACGTTTTACCGTACGCGGTTACGGTAAGCGAAGGTGATATTCCAAATATACTCACGAACTCAAACGTAAGTGTTACGAGTGATAGTAATGTACTCGAACTTCGTTTAGATACGACGGTTGAAGGTTTAACTTTATCGAATACGTCAAAAATAAATATCACGACGGATAAAAATAAATACCTCACCGTACCCGTACTTACATTTTCAGGAAGTAATGTCATAACAATACAAAATAATCAATATTTTAATAATGTTACTGGTGCGTATATACATGGTGAACATATTCAGGATTTTAACAATTTAAATAAAGATGCTATATGGGCGGTTTCCACTGCGGCTTTACAAGAGGTCGATCGACAATTACAAGCTGAAAAAGCAAAGGTAGCGGATCTATTAGCGCGCGTTACCGCACTCGAAAACAACTAATTTTTTTACCATTCTGGAAAATGTCAGAATGGTAGAAAGTTTTGTTTACTTACTTTCGTGATGGGATCGTGTCCATGATTGCTAAGGCGATAACACCCGCAATAAAGAACAAAACAACATAATTACACTCCGTATCTTCTCCTCTACCAGTAGAATTTTTCCGTTTCTCCTGGACTGGGACTGATACTTCTCGTGAAGGTCTCGGCCTTTCGATAGGATCTTCGTCTAATGGACAATAACCTATCATATACTATATTTTACAAATTAATTTCGACTGATTTTTTCTTTCGACCACGTTTAGTCTTGGTCTGGGTAACTTTAACTTCACGCAATTCCCCGTCACCTCCTTCAACGTCACCTGGTGTTGGTGCCTCAGCAATATCCGAAATATCGTCGTCTTCATCATCGTCTACGATAATTTGTTCCTGTGGTTTAATATTCGTCGTGTTCATGGGTGGTGTTGGTGGCATCATAATGTTACCCATGAGACTTGAAATGTCGAACCCAGGTCCTTGCATTTCGTGTCGCTCACCGTTTTCGGGTGTACCCTGTTGTTGCGATTTTGGAACCGTGTTTTGAACGGCAGACATCATATTTTGAACGAGTCCTGGATTTTGTTTAATCACATCATTCATGTTTGGCATGACCGATTTGAACATACTATTCGTCAAATGGAACATCATCGCCGAACCTCCAAGCATCATAATCAATTTGATTTCTGGAGCGACGTGCATTTTAGTTCTATATTTCACGTATAACTCCTCAAAAACTTCATCGTAATCGTCAACATTTTCCATAACGTTTTCAGACCACCCTTCGAGTTGGATCTCGAATGGGTTATACTTCTTATTCATAAACTCAAGGCCTGTCGTACACGCGATAAGCATACGTCTCGCAAATTTAACCGATTTGTCTACATCTATACTATACGTAATTCGTTTTACTTCGTTTCTAAGTTCGTCTATAGGGGAATAGGCATTCAAGCGCTTGTTCACAGTAAACCCCTTTTTTTCCAATCGCCCAAGTTTATTAACAAGATCCGCTTTCTCTTCGTCAATCGTCTTAAAGCCGGGTGATGGTTTTTCTTCCTCTTCTTCCATCATATATCCACCACCTCCACCATACTCCATTTCGGGTTCGTCGTCGTATTCGTGATAATCAAGAGGTGCTTCCGGTGGAGGTACAGATGGTTGTGCTTGTTTATTTGGGTTCGCAAACGAATCAATATCTTCCTGGAAAACCTGGGGTTGTGGCGCTGTAAATTGTGTTTTCATTTGTGAAATTTGTTTTTTTACAGGCTGACGTCGAGGAATATCAATCTCAATTTCGTTCATCAGGGCCTGTTCGTTATCATCAAGTTTCATGACATTCGTATTTTTACGATCAAGAATAATTTCACCGTCCATTACTATTACTCTTTATATTGAAACTATTCTAATCTCTTTAACGCACTTTATAAAAAATGTTGTTTCAATATAAATGAAACTTAACGCCACCAACAGAAACACGATCAAAGCTATCGTCATCATCATCGCAGTATTGTGTGTTCTCGCAATGTTACGTACCAGCGGATACCAGGGTAAAGATGTCGAAATCGAAACCGTCAATACGGGTTCGCTCTTCGATATCCCATCGACCGAAGAATGTTTGGGTAATGCCTACTACTCCGACAGTAAAGGCGGTGTTTGTGACGGACAAAAACTTGTTCGCGAACAAGCGAGCTATAAGATGAAGTAAAATCTCCAGTATATATAAATGGCTTTAGTGACGAGTCAATCCACTTTACCCGATTTCGAATATGAGTATCATACGATTACCGTTGACACTATAGGTCAAGCAAGTAAAAATACATTTACTGTACATCTTCAGCAAACACTTGAAAATATCGTTCAGGTAAGACTTAACGCTGCACAAATTACAACAACGGGTTCAAATGTATGTTACATATCTATAAACGAACTCAATACAAATTATACACAACGAACATCAAATATTTATGGGTACGAAGGTCAACCATCTTTATCAAAAGTAAATAATTCGTTTGGGAGTTTGATTAGTGGAAATGGTGCAGCTTCGGAGATTATTTTCAAAGACAATTACCCAGTCGTACAACAATATTCGACACCTATACGAAAAATAGATAGATTAACAATTAGTTTATTAAATCAAGACGGTATTACTATATCGGGTACCGACGATAACTTTTTTATTTTTAGATTTATATGTAAACAAAAAAATTTACCATTCCAGGGGGGTAGTAAATAACGCATATTTTTAACCTTTTCTTATTATAAATGTCATCTGGTATTGTTCAACTTATAGCAATTGGTGCTCAAGACGAATACATTATGGGCGAACCAGAAATATCTTTTTTTACGTCAACGTTTAAACGACATTCTAACTTTTCACAATCCGTTGAAAAACAAACTATTCAGGGAGATGTGAAAGCGAATTCTATGTCATCTATTCGTTTTGATCGAACAGGTGATATGTTAGGGTATACATACCTAACAATTGATAATAATACACAGGCACTTGATATTCAAAGGTGGGACACGCTTATAGACAAAGTTGAGCTTCTCATTGGTGGTCAGGTCATAGATACACAAGATGCCATTTTCACCGAAAAAATAGCAATCGATACGTTTGCAACAAACGTTTCAAAAAGTGCGAATGGTACACACCCCGGTATAAGTGCACGTTCCTATTTCTATCCATTTAGATTCTTCTTTTGTGAGGGTGCACAGTGTGCTTTACCCATAGTCGCTTTACATTACCATAACGTCGAATTACGTATACATTGGGGACCAAATGCGGGTAACTATAATTTCGAGTGTTATTCAAACTATTATTACCTCGATAACGAAGAACGCGGTAACCTTGTTTCGCGTAACCATAATTTAATTATTACACAGGTTCAAAAAAGTATTCCTTCAAATGAACTTTCTCAAGAATTGACATTTAATCACCCAGTTAAGTACCTCGCATCTTCGGATACAACAACCGAAGGTGCTTTAACGTCTACAACCAATAAAATTAAAATTGAAATAAACGGTTTAGATATTGGTAATTTCAAATGGGCAAAACCACATTTCATAGACGTTATGAACTATTACCACACAAACTTTGTCACTTCACCTGATTTTTTCTTATACTGTTTTTGTTTATCGACGAGTTCGCTCCAGCCGACAGGAACACTCAATTTTAGTCGATTAGATTCTGCAAAGGTAGTCAGTCAAACCATGATCATTAGTGATCCTATATACGCAGTCAACTACAATATACTTCGTATTGAAAATGGTATGGCTGGTCTTATCTACGCAAATTAAAATACGTACCTATATTAAATGGTTAAAAACATACCGACCATCGAGCGGTCTACCAAAATCCGGTTTGGTAAATACGCTACGGACGACCAGG